TCCAGTGGCTGGGTTAACTGCACTCATTCCAGCAGATGCTGCACTACCTATACCACTGATAATGGGTGCCCATACACTTTGTTGAGCTGGGTTTGGTACAAAACCTGGAATTGCTTCCTGTCTTTCAATAAATACACGTTCAGGCGGTATTTCAGGTTTAGGATCATAACCTGTAAATTCAGGTTTAAGCATCATAGATGATATTGTATTTAAATCAGTGTATTTTTTCTGTTGTATAATTCCTTCTATGTTACGTTGTGTTTGATTAATAGAACTTTCCATATTAGCAGCCATAATTCTATCGTTGTATTCAACTTCACCTTCGGCGCTTTCAATAGCATTGTTAATCTTTTCTAAATTAAGACCAACACCTGTAATAGCTAGACTTGTGTCAGCATTTAATTGTGCTAACTCAATACCAGCTTGTTTACGCCTACCAGTTAACTCTGCTTCTAATCCAACAAGACCACGTTGTAAAGCGGCAGTTGCAGATTGTTTACCTTTAATTCTTGATTTACCAGCCTGACCTAAAGAAGCCTTACCCTCTGCTAACAAACCTTCTACTAAAGAAGCTTGTTTATTAAGAGAACCAGCTTTCATAAAAGAATCTATTTGATTTGTAATAGATGCATTACCTAAATTTTGTTTACTTCTAATACCAAGAAGTTTAGTTTGTTCTTCTCTTACATTAAAAGCTTGTTCAATATATGCATCTTTTAATGCACCCAAAGAAGTTTCACGTTGAAATTGTTGCTGAAGAAACATATCTGCAAGTGAAGCTTCTTCACCTTCAATACCTTGTTCTGCAGCTTCTTGATTTAAACCAATTTGACCAGAAGTAATTTGAAGATTTTTTTCATACTGTTTTGCTTCTTGTGCAAATGAAAAGTTTTTTAGGTCTTTTCCACGCTTCCAATTTTTAAGTGAAGTTTCGTAACCGTAGTCACGCATCGCGTGATAATTAGCCTGATCAACTATGTCTAACTTATCGTTGTATTCGTTAGTTCTTTCAGCTACTTCTTCGTTAAATGCTTGTTGGTTTTCGGCGTTACGTTTTGCTGTAGCATTATTTTGAGATGCTTGATTAGCACCCATAATGCCACTACCAATAGAGGCAACAGCAGAAATACCTGCAAAAATTGCTAATGGACCTAGATTCATCTCCAAACCAGAGACGGCTAGCTGCTCTTCAAGTAGATTAGTACCTTTTGGATTAAACATATTTAAGCCCTCTTATAAAAACGTGGTGAATAGTTACCTTCCCACGTCATTGATACTAACGACACAGGGTATGGAAAATTACTTGTAACTTTTAATTCAAAATTAGTGTTACGTTGATGAATTGGTATAGTGAAAAGATGTTCAGATGTAATAGGACTACTATCTGCTTTATAGATATTAGCATCTGTTACATATTCTACATTCTTCCACTCATCAGATCCCTCTGCTTTTACTTTAAATTGCAATGGACCTGTCCTACCTACAGAGAATGTTACCCTAGAGATAGTTAATGTAGCTGTATAATCAGAGGTGTTAGGATCTTTTTTATAGTATAACTTAGGTAATGTTGTTTCAAAGTCATAGTTATAACCTACAACAATACCATCAGCATAACTAGAATAGTCACCTTTAACTTCAAAGTAATGATAACCTGTACCAATCTCTGTACGTTCGATTGCCTCTAAATAGAAACCAGCATCAGCATCCACTGCTGCATCTGTACCTACATCTGCTGTTGGAACAGTAAGAAGCATCACACCTTTAGTCTGTTGAAATGGTGTGTAAGGTACATAGATTTTAGTTACACTGTTCGTTGAGTCATACACCACCGCATTGACACTTGGAGTTGGCTTGACGGGCCTTGTAGCCATGTCTAGGCTTGTATTACCATCAATGGTAGTAGCGCCTGCCACAGAGCTTCCTGTGGGTATCTCATCAAGAACGATCTTACCTAGTGTATATTCATCTTCTTGTTGTGATATAATGAATACAGAATCATTAATGATGTCTGCTGTTTGAATAGTACCAGGTAGTTGCCACTTTGTCCATGCTTGGAATAGATCCTTCTCTCCATTATTAAAGTATCTAAAAAGATACAAGTAAGATGTAGAGTTATCTACTAGCATAATAACAGAGTTTTGTGGACTAACTGTTAGACTATCAATACCTTCTGGAATCCATTCAAGTACAACCTTACTAATGTCTACTACCAGTGGACCTTGATCCACATCACGTAGTTGCATAGTAAATAGTTTACTGTATCCAGGTACCTTAGTGATAAATGCTGCAGTAGTACCAACATCAACAGGTGCTATATCAGGATCTACCTCATAGTTTGAAAGGTCTTTAATGATTGATGTAGTAGGTGTTAAAATGTTAGAGTCAGAAGCATATACTTGAAACTGTTGACGTGCACTAAATAATAGTAAACCTTGTGGAGAAGGTAGAACATCAGACAGTGTAACAGGACGTACACTAGATACGTTTAGATCAATAGGGTCAGATGCAACCTGTACTGTAGCAGACTTAACAAAGAAGTTAAATGAATCGTTTGCTGTACCAAAGAATACATTATCTTGAGACAACACACCAAATCTATTACTATAGAAGAAAGTAGATTGGATAGGAAATCCAATAAAAGATGGGATAGGACTTGTTACATCATCACCAGTTTGTCTAGCTGTATATGTAAGAGGACCAAATGTAAATGTAGTAGGACCAGTATTTGCTAACTGGTGTGGCATAGTAGCTGAATTAAGACCAGGTGAGGCAGTACGTGATACAGTCTCTTGCCAATAACCTCTACCTCTTACACCATCAAAAGCTACAAACTTAACGTAGTAATCATCTTCAGCAGATGCACTATTTAAAATCTGTACATTGTGATCATGAAAAGACTCAACAGGTAGTTTAGATATATCTGTAACTGAATCTTGAAATGCTTCTAGTGATGAGTTAGTAGGACCACCTTTAGCATCAATAGTAAATGCTACTGGTGTACCAGATGGTGCACTATAATTAGTTACAACTTGGTTACTACCATTAGTACGTTTAATAACAAGACTAGTAGTATAACCTTCTAGGTACCAAGAGCCTGCAAAGTCTGCATTACTTGCAGCTTGTTGTGCCTCAATACCTGCTTTAATTGCATCAACAAGATGATGTGAAGCATTGATACTACTACCATCATACAACAACATGTCATCATATGTTGTAGCATTCTGAGTTGTAGCTGAAAATGTTACACCTTGAATAGTTGTTGAGTATACATAAGTAGCAATAAGTGACGTTAGGTTTAACGTAGCTACTGAACCTGAGACAAATGTACCTGCTGCTTGCATAGCAGTTGTAACAGTCTTATTTGTAATAACTGTAACGTCCTGTACACTACGGAAGTGGTAGTCTTTCTGTGTAGTACCAGTTAAATACGAAGCTGCATTGTTAGTTACAGTACAGAAGGTACCATCAGTTGTAGTCCATACATAAATGTCAGAACCTTTAATAGCACCAACATAAGAACCAGCTGCATCACGTTCAATAAAAAACCAAATAGCACCATCTAATTCAGCCTTAGTAAATGCAGTACCATTAGCCTTCTTTAATACATTTGTATGTTGCATCCCTGGTCTTTTAAGTAGACCAAAGGTAGGATCAGGGTAACCGTTAATGCATTCAGTTACTTGTCCTAATAATTTTTTGTCATCATTTTGGCGAGACACACCACCAAGAAAGTTTGGTACTAGTTGTGTTACTGCTGGCATTATCGAATCAAAGTATGGAACGGCTGGTAGCTTTGATAGAAGTTCTTACCTTTAGGAGTACCAAAGAATGTATAGTCTCCTTGGTTACACTCATATTCTAAAGCTGTAGAACGTGTAAGAGCTTCCTTCTGTTGTAGCATCTGGAACTGATTAGGATCACCAATGATTCTACTAGATACAATAGAAGCAGACTTAGCAATAATAAATGCTTGAATAGGAGTAGGAATACTAGACCAATCAAAGTACCAAATAATATCAACGTATAATTTTTCGTCTGTCCAGGTAAATGAATGAGCAGTCTTATCATAAAGTTTGCCTTCACGATTGATGCTGTCTCTATCCATGTTCTGTGTATAGGTAGCATTTAAATCCATCTGAAGTATATTGTTAGCAATAACTACTTCATTGTTTGAATCTGGTGTAATAGGATAGTCGTATTCTTTATTAAAAGACCATCCTTCTGATTGTATTTCGCGGGACACTTCTCTTAGGGTGTTGAGTGCAATCGCAACGTCCGGGTTGGTTTGTGATTCAACTCTACTTTTAACAATTGATTGTGTCAAAGTTTGACTACTAACAGTCTGGGAAATATTGATAGTATAGTTATATGTAACAGGGTCTGTAGCTGGGGATACCTCTACACCAGCAACGGCAATAGATGTACCAACAGCAACATTCGGACCACCAATATAGGTACCGACTGGAATATCAGCTGTTGTAGTAGTTAGAGTAGTACCGGAAATAGAACCAGTAAATTTAGAAACTTCATTTAAGATAAAAGTTTCATCGCTTGTTAGTGTTGTAACAGGAGCCTGACCAACTGACGCCAGGATCTGATTAACAGCTTGTAGCTCAGTGTTGGAGCCAGTAGTAGGGAAGGCCATAATGAGTATTATTCTCAATAAAGAATTAAAA